CCGAACAAATGTTCGAAATGTAGGAGCTAGATCTAATTTAAGATATGATCCACAGTTTGCGGCAAACATTGCTCAATCAAGGGGTATAGATCCAAGTGTTTCATTACGTCCAGCAGATTTTGCACAAACAACTCAAGGTGGAGCAACTGCACCGACATTATCGAGTGGGTTGGGGTTGCCATCATTTAGAACTGGCACGGGTTCTTTGGCAAAAGATCAACTGGACATATTGAGACCAAGTTCTGGAATTAATCCAATAGCACAGACAAGCAGGGTATCACCAACACGATTAGACTTTGGTCTTGGTTTAGATTTGGATGATCCATTAGGTCTTGGTAGAACAACATCAGGTGTAATTGAGGGTGCTAGAGACGTTCAAAGGATGAGAGGTCCAGAAAATTTTCAAGAAATAGCTTCACTAAATAGAGTTGTGCCAGGTGCAGGAGGTACTTTACCAGATGCTGATCCGTTATCCACTGATGTTTTAGGAGCGATTAGATCAGGAGCTGCTGGGTTACCATTTACGAATAATCCAGGTGCATTGAAGCAGGGTCAAGAAGATTTAACTACTGAAGTAATTAAAGGATTACCAGACCAAGCATTAAAACCAGGTCAGAATTTAAGTCAAGATTTCTTAGCACCTGCAATATTCAATTCTTTAGACGCTGGAATACAGGGTATTGATAGACAGTTAGGATTGTATGCTGGCAGACCAAGTGTAAACATAACCAATCCAGTAGCATTAGCAAATACTTATCTTGGATCTACAAATGCAACAAAAGAAAATTCCAAAGAAAATCAAGAGGCTTATGCAAATGCCATAAGAAGTGCAGCAGGCAATGAATTTAATCTTAATGACGCTTCAACAAGAGCAAATATTTCAAAAGCAATAGCTAATCAGGAATTTGGTCAGGCAGGCAGAGATATTATGGCTGAGATGAGACGTGGCACTGATGCTTCTGTTTTAGATGGATTAAATTTAAATCAGTTAGCATTAAATCAACCACTGACATCTAATGTAAGTCAGTTAGGATCACTAGATCCGATACAACCAACTCAAAGTGGAGTACCAATTGGTGAGCAACTTGCAGGATCAAGAGGTGACATAGTTACACCTGATGCTCCGTTTGGTGCAGCTCCCACAACACCTGGTAGATTACAAGCTGAATTTGGCTCTACATTAGGTGCTGGTATACTTACTCCTGAAGAAGTTGGAAGAGCTACAAGAAGAGGTCAAAGAGAAACTGAAGATTTTCTAAGTGCAATGAGGATGCCTGGCTTAGCCGCTCCGTTATCACAATTTACAGACATTGCACCTCCTTCTGTACCTGTGGTTCCACAAGATATGCAAGACATCATTACACAAGATGAAAACCTTACAAGAATTGAAAGAGCGCAACAAGCTATACAAGATGCAAGAAATACTGGTAGACCACAGTTTAACTTAGGACCTGGTCAAAGAGGTGTTGACTTACAGCAATCAAGTCCAGCTTTTGCAAGAGGCATGGCAAACATAGCATCAGTAACACCTGAATTTGATCTTGAAACCTTGAGGGGTGTAAGGGAGCAAACTCCAACAGTAGACACTGTTTTCGATATTGACACGACATTTGATCCAATAACATTAGATGACAGATTAACAACAGTATCTCCTGAAAGACTGGCTAGTATACAACAGGGTCAAAACATAGATATTGAAGATGATCAGCAAACATTTAGATCAAACGTTCCTGATGAAGCTAAGATATTTGGTGGCAGACAAATACAAACCACACCAATTGATTTTGCTTCAGTTGTAGGTGATGATCCTGTTGCTGATTTAAACATTGCAGATATTGTGGGTAACGTAAATCAAGAAAGAGTTTCTGATATACTGAACAGACCAGAGGCTTTCAAGTCCACATTTAAAATTGGTGATGTAGAGTTCCCGAACTTACTTGCAACATTAGCTAATAAGGCTGGGACATTTTTTGACAGACGATTATTTGATGCCATTGTGAGCAAAGGACTAGATGCAGTTGTTGATCCAGATACTGGCAGGATTATTGGTGCTAAGAATGAGATTGGTCAATTAATTGAAGGTCGTGATTTAGAACAGTTTCAATCAGACGATGGTGAAAGTGATCCTGTTGCAAGGTTTTTAAAGACAGCTTCAGTACCAGATGAAGATGATATGACTAAAAAGCCACCAAACGTAATAGGTGGAACTGAACCACCACCTGCTGATCCAGATGGAAAACCTCCGACAGTTGTTGAGTCTAAGTTTCCTGCATCGACTGCAAGCTTTACACCTGTGGGGTTTGATGCTGGTAATTTAAATGATTTAATTGAGAGAATTACAGGAGTTTCTGCACCAAGGAAATTACAAGATGGAGGTGTGATAAGCTCTGTGGATAATTTTTTAACTAAGGTAGCATGACCAATTTACAATACGCAGAGTTTTTAAGTGATGAGGAGTTACAAAAGTTATCTCCATTATTAAAAAGACTTAAAAAACTGGATCACAGATCAGAGTCACAAGGAGATTTTTTACGTTTTGTGAAAAATATATGGTCTGGATTTATTGAGGGCAAACATCACAAAATCTATGGAGAAAAACTACAAGCTGTTGCCGATGGCAAAATCAAACGTCTGATTGTTAATATGCCTCCAAGACATACGAAGTCTGAGTTTGCCAGTTATTTATTTCCTGCTTGGCTGATGGGTAAACGACCTGATTTAAAAATAATACAAGCAACACACACGGCAGAGCTTGCTGTAGGATTTGGTCGTAAGGTTAAAAATTTAATTGATAGTGAAGATTTTAGAGATGTATTTCCTGATGTTAAATTAGCTACTGATGCAAAGGCAGCAGGTAGATGGTCTACGAACAAAGGTGGTGAGTATTATGCTGTTGGTGTCGGAGGTGCATTAGCAGGAAGAGGTGCTGATTTACTTATCATTGATGATCCAGTATCAGAGCAAGATGCTTTGAGTCCAACCGCTTTGGACAGTATATATGATTGGTATACATCAGGACCTAGACAAAGATTGCAACCAGGTGGATCAATAATAATTGTTATGACCCGTTGGGGTATTAAAGATTTGACTGCAAGAGTTTTACAAAAGCAGACAGAAGGTGGTGCTGATAAGTGGGATGTCGTGGAGTTTCCTGCCATATTTCCTGACACTGGCAATGTGTTATGGGAAGAATATTGGTCAAGAGAAGAATTAGAGGCTGTTAAATCTTCCATACCTGTGTCAAAATGGAATTCACAATATATGCAAAACCCTACTGCTGAAGAGGGTGCTATTATTAAAAGGGAGTGGTGGAATGTTTGGGATCGTTCTGAGCCGCCTACCTGTTCATATATCATACAGTCATATGATACGGCTTTCACGAAAAATGAGCGTTCTGATTATAGCGCTATTACTACTTGGGGTATTTTTACTCCCGTTGAAGGTGAAGGAGATGCCATCATCTTGCTTGATGCCGAAAAAGGCAGATGGGATTTCCCAGAACTTAAACTTAAAGCACAAGAACTGTGCGAGGCATATGATCCTGACATGATTTTGATAGAGCAGAAAGCTAGTGGTACACCTTTAACACAAGAGCTTAGACGTATGGGAATACCTGTGACTCCGTTCACACCCAGCAAGGGTGCAGATAAGTATGCAAGAATGAACGCTTGTGCGCCTGTGTTTGAAAGTGGTATGGTTTTTAGACCAGATGCTAATTTTGCAGAGGAGGTTGTTGAAGAATGTGCTAGTTTTCCGCATGGAGATTTTGATGACTTGGCAGATTCAATGACACAGGCTATACTAAGATTCAGACAAGGTGGTTTTATATCCACACCTGACGATGAAGAGTTTGAACCAGGATATAGAAAAAAAATGGAGTATTACTAATGGTTAATGAAAAAGGAAATACAATTTCACAAGCAGACATTGCAAGATTAGAAGCATTAATGGGTAAGAGATCAAATATTCAAGAAAAAGGTAATACTGTATCTGATGCTGATTTGAAAAAATTAAAAAGAATGCTTCAAGGAGCAGCAACGGCAGGTATTGGTCAAAGTATGGTACAAGGCAAAGAAATGGGTGGTGAAGTTATGGATATGACTAGAGCAAAACCTGTTGGCATGATGGATGGTGGTAAAGTCAAGAAAATGAACATGGGTGGTGTCATCGGTGGTCGTGGTGGAAATTTTAAAGGTATGAAGTAATGTCTGACGAAGCAGATAGAAGAAGAGCTTATGCAGAGTTAGCTGGACGAGGACAACCAGTACCAGGCAAAGACTTTGGTGTAATAAAAAAAGGCTCACAAATTAAAGATAATCCTCCTATTAAAACAATTGATATGACTAAATCAAAACAGTTGAAATTGTTAAGATTAGGGGGTCTTGCATCTGCTGATCCTATTGGTGACAAGAAAAGAAAAGAAGATGCACTTTTTTTAAAAAAATTAAAAAGTGCAAAAAAAGCAAAAAAGATTAGAACAAAGCCAGTTAAGTTGAATGTACAAAGTGCAAGTATTACAAATCCAAGAGGGATGAATATACAAAAAAATATGATAAGCCCAAAGATGATGAGTCAAGGTGGAGTTGTAGATATGACTAGATCAATTATGGTTAACCCAAATACAGGAGAGTAATATGGCAAATAAAGAAAAAGCACCCACTAGAGAAGAAATGGATAAGTTGCAGGAGTTCTTTAATGACAAAACACCACCTGGCGTAACTTTGCCAATGGGATCAGAGGGAATGAAAAAAATTATGAAGCAATTAAAAAAGATTAGAGGTATGGAAGATGGTGGTTTAGCACAAGCTATTGAAAAAGTAAAAGCAAAAGAAATGGAAGGTGGTGGAGAAGCAGTTCCTACGAAGTTTAAAGGTTTCTCAAAACTACCTGAGTCTGTTCAAGAGCAAATGAATCCAAAGTTAGCTCAAAGGTTTGAGTTTGGTGGAGATGTTAAAGGCAAAAAAGGTAGAAATGTATGTCGTGGAAGAGGCATAGCAAGACCAGGCACTGGATTTACAGTAAGGTAGTATTATGGCTATTGAAAAGATTGACGGAATAGAAAATATTGATGCACCTCAAGGTGTGACATCAGTTGAAATAGAAGAAACACCAATTTCTGACAATATAACAGAGATGGATGATGGTTCTATTGTAATAGGTGAAGTAGAAGAGGAAGTTGCTCCTAAACAAGTGTCTTTCAATGCAAACCTTGCAGATTTTATAGATGAAGATGAATTAGGTAAAATATCATCTCAACTTGTTGGTGAAGTACAAGAAGATACAAGCTCAAGAAGAGAGTGGGAAGATCAATATAAAGGTGGATTAGAATTACTTGGAATGAACTACGAAGATAGATCAGAACCTTTTGAAGGAGCTTCTGGTATTGTTCATCCATTACTTGCTGAATCTGTTACACAGTTTCAAGCACAGGCATATAGAGAATTACTACCTGCTGGAGGTCCTGTTAAGACATCAATTATAGGACAAGAAACTCCTGAAATTTTAGCACAAGCTGAACGTGTAAAAAATTACATGAATTATCAAATAACCTACGAGATGGAAGAATATGATCCAGAATTAGATCAAATGTTATTTTATCTTCCAATCGTTGGATCGTCATTTAAAAAAGTTTACTTTGATCCATCGTTGCAAAGAGCTGTTTCAAAATTTGTTCATGCAGAGGATTTAATCGTTCCTTATAATGCAACAGATTTAAAAACATCTACACGAATATGTCATGTCATTCGCATGGACTCGAATGAAATTAGAAAGTTGCAACTATCTGGATTTTATAAAGATATTGAGTTGCCTACATCTGACTCCGATGGAGTTAGTTATGATGAGGTAAAAGAAACAATCAAAGATATTGAAGGCATTCATTCAGAGTCAAGTTACAACGAAGAATTAACATTATATGAAATACACACAGATTTAGATTTGCCTGGTTTTGAAGATGTAGACAAAACAGGTGAAAACACTGGATTAAAAATGCCTTATATCGTCACGATAGTGGAGAAATCTGGTGAAGTATTATCAATCAAAAGGAATTTCAACGAAACCGATCCGTTACGCAGTAAAATACCTTACTTTGTACACTATAAGTTTTTGCCTGGTCTTGGCTTTTATGGTTTTGGTCTCACACATATGATTGGAGGCTTGTCAAGAGCTTCAACATCAATTTTAAGACAGCTTATAGATGCTGGTACATTGTCTAATCTACCTGCTGGATTTAAAGCAAGAGGAGCTAGAATTAGAGATGATGAAACACCTCTTAATCCTGGTGAGTTTAGAGATGTGGATATGGTTGGCATGGATTTACGTCAAGCTATCATGCCATTACCATTCAAAGAACCATCTCAAACATTATATTCTCTTATGGGAACCTTAATAGATTCTGGTAGACGTTTTGCATCTATGGCTGATATGAAAGTTGGTGAGATGCAGGGCAACGCACCTGTAGGAACGACAATGGCTATTATGGAGCGTGGTACGAAGGTCATGTCTGCCATTCATAAACGTCTGCATTATTCTCAAAAAGTAGAATTTAAAATATTAGCTAGAATATTTGCAATGGGTACACCAATGTATCCTTATCAAGTACCAGGTGCGCCACCTGAAATTAAGCAAACAGATTTTGATCAAAGAATAGATGTACTGCCTGTTTCAGATCCAAATATATTTTCTATGTCACAACGTATTGCTCTTGCACAAACACAATTGCAATTAGCACAAAGCAATCCAGAGATACACGGACCTCAAGGTATGTATCAAGCTTATAGAAAGATGTACGAAGCTTTAGGTGTAACAAATATAGATGCGATATTACAGCCGCCTCCACAACCAATTCCAATGAATCCTTCAAAGGAAAATCAAGAAGCACTTAGAGGTGCAAGATTACAAGCATTTCCTGAACAAAATCATCAGGCACATATATCTGCACATTTAGCTATGATAGCCACACCTATTGCTCAATCTAATGCAGCCATAGTTATGACATTACAAGGTCATATATCTGAACACATAGCTATGATGTCAGATATACAAGCTCAACAAGAAGTTACTGCAAATATACCACCAGAGCAACAAGCTATGATGCAACAGGATCCAAACGCAATGAAACAGGTACAAGATCAAATAACATCAAGGGCTGCTGAAATATCAAGTGAAATTAGTGAACAATATGCACAATCCATTACTCCTCCACCTTCAGAAGATCCACTCGTGTCAATTAGAAAACAAGAGTTAGCAATAAGAGGACAAGAGGTAGCTCAAAAACAACAACAATTTGAGGTTGAGCAAAATTTTAGGAAAGAAAAAGAGAGAAATGATGTTCTTCTTGATCAGCAAAGACTTGATCAACAAGAGGAAATAGCCAATCAGAACGATCAAACGAAAAGAGACATTGCTTCTCTAAGAGAAATGAAAGGATAAGTTATGGTTAGTTCAATCAGAGAAAAGATTAATGAAGTTGAAAAACAAAAAAAAATTAAAAGAAGACTTGCAGAAGAAGGAGTTGTAAATGCCGTTGAAGAAAGGATCAAGCCAGAAAACAATCAGCAAGAACATACGCAAGTTGAAGAAAGAGAAATACCCACAGAGACAAGCAATAGCGATAGCATTGTCGAAATCAGGGAAGTCAAAAAAGATAAGAAAAAAAGCAAGTCAAAAAAAGCCACTAAAAAAGAGTAGTGGTGGCATGATTAAGAAGTTTTCACCGATAGCGAGACCACAAAGGTTTCAAGGCGTTTTATAATGGAGTTCCAAAATAGATCCAGTAACAATATCATTAGCTGTAGGAGTAGCATCAAAAGCCTTTGACGCGATAAAAAGAGGTTTTGCAGTGGGGCGCGATATTGAACAAATGTCTGGAGATATTGGTAGATGGATGGGAGCTGTGTCGGATGTTGATAATGCGGAGAAACAAGCCAAAAATCCTCCCCTGTTTGGCAAATTGTTTAAAGCTGGATCCATTGAAGAAGCAGCTCTCGCTGCTTTTGCAGCCAAGAAGAAATTAGAAGAACAGCGTTATGAGTTAAAGATGTTTTTAAACTTGACCCACGGACCTGGTACTTATGATGAGCTGTTACAGATGGAAGGTCAGATTAGAAAAGAACGACAACAGACTATTTATAAACAACAGCAGATGCGCCAACAAATAGCTGAAATTATAACGTGGATTGTTGTTACTATTGTTGTGGGTGGTTTTGCTGTATTAGTGGCATCTATATGGATTAAAGAAGCAAGAAGCGATGGTTACAAATACAAACCTAAAGATTTAACAAGGCAACAAAAAATAAATAATGGGACTATAGTTCTACCTACTAT